GATACTGAGCATAATAACTTCGTTTTTGTTACGGCGGCCAAGAATGGCATGAAGAATAAGTTTGTGGTTGCTCCAAACTATGATCTGCAAAAAGCTGGGAAGGTAGTCTTTTTTATAACTGCAGGTACGGTTAAAAAAGAAGATCTTATTCATCAGAATTTTGAAGTCATTTTGGGTGAAATAAAATAATACAACCGTCACGGCGGGATTTGAACCCGCAACACGGCGCATCGGGATAACCGATGCCCCCGCTCTACCAGGTTGAGACTTACGTGACGGTTAAGGATTATTCTGTTTATATTCAATATATCACCATTTAAGGAGGTTTGCAACCATGACAACAAACACACAGTCTTCCGAAGTTTTATCCGGTTTCACAACTCTGGACTTAGTGAATGAGCTAAAGCAGCGTGAAGGTGTTCAGGAAATTTTGGTTAAGCCGCATGACGGTTATACCATATTAGCTAACCTAAACACTATCGAAAACATCGGACCGGCAAGAATATTTATAGTAATCGATTAGGGAAGGCTGCTCCTATGGCCAACGAAATGCTTAAACTCGAAATCGACAACCAAAACGTGCAGAGCATGCTCAAGGACCTTCTCCGCAAGGTTGACGACCTGCGACCCTTCATGCAGGAAGCCGCTGGCATCCTCCATGATGCCGTGGAAGAAAACTTCGAGCAGGAAGGCCGGCCGAAGTGGAAGGCCCTGGCCCCGGCCACCATCAAACAGCGGGGAAAAAAAGGCTACTGGCCGGGCAGAATCCTGCAGGTTTCCGGCCAACTGGCCGCTTCCATCGACCAGCAGTATGGCAGCGACTTTGCCCTGGTGGGCACCAACAAAGTATATGCCGGTGTTCACCAGTTAGGGATAAACAAAACCGTCTCAACAAAAAAAGGCTCCCGCAAAATGAATATCCCGGCCAGACCGTACCTAAACGTGACCGACCGGGACTTACAGAAGATTTTGGATGCCGGTGAGGAGTATTTAAGGCCGCGTTAACGTGCGGTTAAAGGCAGAAAAATACCCCTCATTTAGAGGGGTAATACTTCATATCCCGAGATCAATTGAGGCATATTCTCCGCCAGACCAGCCAAGGCCGCTTGATACTTCCATCGTAAGCCCTTTAACATCCTTCGGCGTCTCAAATATTACATAACCGCTTCTGCTGGTTCCGGGGTTAACCTGTTCCAGGAAAAAGCTGTTGTCACCATTTACATACATGTCTGCTTCAGGATCAGCAGAAAACTCCCTGCCCTGAGCATCTTTAGCTTTAAAAAGATTGGTGTCAATGGTCCTGGATTCTTTATCATTGTTGGTGATCTTGACTTTTACTATCACAAACAATCCTTCTGTTTTCTTGTTCAAAAACTCATTGCCTATAGTCTGGGCCTTCTTAACTTCGCTGGCTATATAAGACAGATTACCAACTTTGACTTCCTGGTTTAGCTTGTAAGTTGCGGGTTTTGCTTCTTCACTCGCTTTTTGTTCCGCTGGCTGACTGCCTGAAGTTGTAGATGTCGAACTGCCGCCGCATCCGGCAACAGCCAGACTTATCAAAATCGCGATAAGACAAATCAGCCACTTTCCTCCAAATAAAGTTTTGATTTTTAAACCTGACAAAATATCTACCCCCTTTTGTATTTTTTTAGCATTTTCTACAAAAGGAGGCGTAATTCCTGCTTTTTACATAATTAACATGATGATTTTTATTATTGCTGTGACAAAAAAGAAAGGTCTTCCTTAATTTCATCCTTTATCTCTTCATTTGTGAACACCTTGACAACTTTGCCCAGAATCTGCACATCATTCCGGGAATCAACAAAGATAGGCTTGTACTTGTGGTTGGCCGCAATGAGAGAACCCCTGCCGTTTTCCAGCACAAACTTCTTTATTGTTACTTCATCATCTATCATCACCAGGGCAATCTCACCGTTCTCCACCTGCGGCTGGCGGCGGACGACCACATAACCGCCGTCAGGAATCCCGGCCTCAACCATGCTGTCACCCTTGACCCTCACTGCAAAACAGTCCTTATATTGCTTGTCTACCGGCATGTAGCCTTCTACAAACGGTATGGCAGTGATGGGTACCCCTGCGGCTGCCCTGCCGACAACCGGTATGTATTGAGATTCTGTTTCTTTAACTTGAGATGGTTCTCCTATTCGCTGGTACTCTTGTTTCTTTTTATATATAGCCTGATCTAATTGTTCATGAGCCACGTTGTTAATATTTCTATTTAATATCCAGGAGGCGTACCAGAGTAACTCATTTCGTTCTTGTTGGTTCATTAGCCGTACGGCATCATTCAGTTTTGTGATTTCTTTTTCAGCTAGAAAGTCAAAATATATGTCATGCATGGCACGTTCATTGGGGTCATTTAAATCAACAGATTCCATCATTTTACGTAATGAAGGCGGGTCAAAATCAAATGCGCTTACTTTTTGTCCTGTTAACAGCCAGTCAAGAGAGACATTGAATTTTTGTGATATAGCGATTATAGCAGATAGGCTTGGAAGGTATTTGCCATTCTCCCAATCGCTGACATTGCTTGAAGTGGCACCAATTACCTCGCCAAATTTACTCATTGATAATTTATGTAACTTTCTTGTATCTCTAATTCTTTTAGGTAATTCACTTTTTATTGTTTCTAAATCATAGTTCAAACCTATATCACCCCTTTTACTCGGATATCTTTATAAAATGGTATTTATATAGTCCTTTGCTCAGATTTCTGTTGACATTACTAAGTTATCTGAGTAAAATTAACTTAAAGTATATTTATCTACATAAACCATACCACAAAAGCGGCGGTCTTGGCTATCGGAAAAATAGTCGAAAGGAGGCGGAGGCTGCATGAGAAAGGCTAACACTATTACACCGTTCGGGGTAGAAGTCAAAAAGAAATTGCTGGAGCTTGGCCTGACACAGAAAGAATTTTGCATCCAAAATAAGTTAAATTACAAAGTGTTCAGCCACATGATCCGTGGCGTAAAAGACTGCCCAAGACTGCAGCAAAAAACAGCCGAGATACTGGGTATATCGGCGTAAGGGAGGGGTGAAATTTTGAAGCCTTTGGAACCGGGCCACTATATCTTTATTGAATCGGGAGACAACGGCTTGTACACTGTCAGGATCAGACTACTGGACGGAAGGGAATGGAGATACCCCGGTTCAATGAGCTTGCATGATGCCTATAATTGCTCTTATATAGCTCAGGCAGCGCTGGCTACCGAAGGTGTGGTAGTACCTGATAAGCATATTTTAATCGGAGCGAGCGACATTGCCAAAAACGCAAAACATGACCTGGACAGCAGGAAGCTGTATAAAATCCTAAAGCGGCAAGGTGTCTTTTGTAATGAAAGGGGGTAGACATTATGGACAACCAAATTATGATTTTTCAACATGAAATATTCGGACAGGTGGAAATGTTTTTTGAAAACGGCAAGCTCTGGACTGAATCAACTGCCACCGCAACAAAATTAGGGTATTCAAACCCTCATGATGCCATTAACCGTCACTGCCGTCCAGAGGGGGTCGCGTTTCGCGAGGTAGGGGTACAAACCGGCACTAAATCTGATGGAACAGCCGCAATACAAGTAGTTCAAAAGAAGTTTATCGATGAAGGCAACCTGTACAGGCTCATTGTCAGGTCAAAACTGCCGGAAGCGCAGGTATTCGAAGGTTGGGTATTTGACGGCATCCTGCCCACTCTCCGCAAGACCGGATATTACTCTATAGACGGCCAGGGACAAAGCCAGTTTATTAATGCAACTATTGAGACATTGGGCAGAATGACCGAAGCTGTGTCGGCACTGGCAACCGAGTTTTCCGCCTTGCGCGGCCGCATGGACTCAGTAGAACGGGCACTTGGCATAAATGACAGCAGACCGGCCCTGCCGGCCCCGGCCGGTGATGATGCAGAGTTCATCCGCCAGGTATGCAAGATCAGCCCCAAGTTTCAGATCGAAGCCCGTATATATTCCACCGCCCCGGCCTGGGCGCGCCGGAAAGCCGACAAATACCTGGCCGTGCTTAACGCCGCCGTCGGCTTGAAAGGCCGCCGGCTGAAGGAATTTATCCGCACGTGGAACCAGAAACATCCGCAATTCAAGACGTCCTACCAGCGAGTATTGGAAGCCAGGAAAACATATGAAGAACAAGGAATTGCCGGCCTCTTGGCCCAGTATGGCAAGAACCGGGGCAGAACACTAAAGCGCAGGAAAAGAAAAAAGAGCCGGCAGAACCGGCACAAAGCTGGATGATTACTCGTTTGATTTATCCAGATTAACTATAGGTATCATCCGGGGTTTTTTTCTTGAGGCTATCTTCTCTGCGCTTTCCAGAAAATCTGCAAGAATACTTTCTTTATCCGGTAATTCTTCCTGCAGGTTATTATAAGTGAACACATTCTGAGAAGCATACCTGGTAAGGGCATAAGCAAAAAATTCCGGACAAATCTTTCTGGTACCGGCCACCCGGTCGTCCCGTAGAATAGCAACGGTAAAAATTTCCTCTTTCTCAGGGTGGTCATGAAACAAATCACTGTCATAAATCAAAAACGCTTCTTCAAGTGATAACGGATAAAACACAGCAAGAGGCTGAACATTTTCCCGGTAAAGCAAATAACACCGCCACTGCGCCGGATTATCCCGGTCTTCCGCAACTATTTGAGCGAGATAATCGCCGCGGTGCCATACTCCTACTGCAGACGCAGGGAACCCGGACGCAGGCATTTTAGATTCAAACTCTTGAATAGCTTTTAAGTCCTGATTAATCTGTTCAGGCGAAAAATTCATTTAGGGGGTGCCTCCTTTGCAAAACATTAAAATTGTTAAAAACGAAAAAGCAGTTGACATTACTTTCAGGATCACCGAAGAAGACTGGCAAGAGTTAGGTCAAAGTGAGATTCTCAAAATTAAATCAGATTTTAACTCATTGCCGTTAATTATCAGGAATCTCTTGAGACGATTAATCGAACTGCAAAAAGCCGCCCGTAAAGATGTTAGAACCTCCTTCCCTGGCGATTAATCATATTCACAAAATTCGCCAGATAAGGAGCAAAACCCTATTGAAAGGTGGTGAAAAAATGTACAGGTACGAAGTAAAATCGCCCGGCGGGCGAACGGTGACAGTCACAGCCAAAAATTCACAGCAGGCCAAACGTCTCGCCTGCAGGTTTTGGGGCACAAAACCGTCCTGACCCTGGGTAGGCGTTCCGGGCTTGAGCGCAAGAAGAATACCAGAATAAAAAAAGGGCACCGGTCTAACCCGGTTAAGCCCAAACAAAACAACCAACTTGATTATACCAATTAGTCGCTCCAAACACAATGGGAGGGATTGCGATGTCCAAAGCTATTAAAGATGGAAACATTTATTTCTACGGTCACAAAGCCGGATATATCGACGGTTCTACGGCTTATATTAAAGGAAGTTTTTACTGTGGCGAACTAAAGGACTGGTTACGAAGCAAAGGATATACGGTCAAGGTGCACAATTAACTCTGCCTGGCAGGCGAAAGGAGGGGTGGAATGGAAATCTGGCTCACCGTTGCAGAAATATCTGAATTACTAGGTATAACCAGGCAAGCTGTATGGAAAAAACTTGATGCCGATCATTATGCATATAAGCTTGAAAAAAACAGCCGTGGCGGTAAATCGGGAGCCCGGTATCTGGTAGCCCTTTCCTCACTGCCTCCGGAAGCGCAGCAAAGATACTTTGAGCAAAACAACTTAATTTCAAGAACCGAAACACCGGAAATTCAGGAAATTAACGAGGCTGATATTGAGGCAAAAATATATTCCACCGCCCCGCCCTGGGCCAGGGAGAAAGCGGACAAATACCTGTCCATCCTTAATGCTACAGTCGGTATGAAGGGTAGCGAACTGAAAAAATTTATCAATGTATGGAACCAGGAACATCCGAAATTCAAGACATCCTACCAGCGAGTGCTGGAAGCCAGGAAAACATATGAAGAGCAAGGCATCGCAGGTCTTTTAGCCCAGTATGGCAAGAACCGGGGCAATACCATTGTCCGGGATGATTGGTACAAATACTTCTATGACGCCTATATGAAAGAAGGCTGCCCCTCACTTTACAGCTGCTGGGTCCGTACCCTGGGCTGGGCAAGGGGCAATGATCCGGAACTGGATATAGAAAACTTCCCGAGTCAGAGCGCCTTCCTATACCGTCTTAAACGGGAAGTCCCCGAAAGCGCCATATACCTTGCCAGGTACGGACGCAAGAAATGGTACCGAAAATACGGCTACTACATCGATCGCAACTATGACTCCGTAGCTGTCGGGGAATGCTGGGTATCGGACCACGCCCAGGTTGACATCGCTGTAAAGCTCCCCGGTAGGAAAACCAAATACTGCTTCGGTTGGATCACCGCCTGGCGTGACCTAAAAACCGGCAAATGGCTGGGCTGGCTATACCACGCAGAGCCGCCGAACAGTGACCATATCTTCCAGGCGTTTTACCGGGCCGCCAAGGCCTACGGCATACCAAAATACATTATCATCGACAACGGGAAAGACTACCGCTGCCGTGACTTCGCCGGCGGCCGCCGGACTGTCAAGGTTTCAGTTGACGAAGTAAAAACAAACTCAATGGTTGGCTCTTTAGGTATCACTCCAATGTTCGCCCTCCCATACAACGCCCAGACCAAGCCAATAGAGCGCGACTTTAATACCTTCAAGAACTGGTTTGCCAAACACATGCCGGGCTACCGGGGCGGGAACATAGTCGAGCGTCCGGAAAAACTGAATGAAGAGATCAAATCAAACCTTATCGCTGACTTCTCCGAAGCATCCGAAGCAGTTGACCGGTTCATAACAGAAGTAATAAACAAAATGCCCAGTCACGGAAAGCTTAAAGGCCGGTCCCGCGACCAGGCATGGCACGAAGGACTCACAGAAATCAATAAAGTCTCAGATGATGCGCTAATGCTGTTCTGTATGCGGACAAGCCGCCTTTTCACCATCGGGCGGAACGGCATACGCGATTCTGAACTCCAGGTAACATACTGGGAAGAATGGATGTCAGCATATAAAGGCACCAAAGTATATCTGCGGCGCGACCCGCAAAAATACCAGGAAGCCTGGGTGTTCGACGAAAAAGACGAATTCCTCGGTAAAGCGGTTCTGGCTGAACAGGTTGCCGCTATCGCCAGAAACGACATCGAAAAGAAACAGCTCCAAAAGGCTATCGCCACCAAAAAACGGGACGAAAAGATTGCCAAGAGCTACATTGAAGGGATCAGTTCCCCAAGTCCGTCCGATATCATCACTCATATGTCAGCCGGCATCGAGGCAGTCAACGAGCTGCGCGGCTACGTACCGGCGGAACGGCCCGAACCGGTAATCCGCATGGCCAATACAGAAATGGACAAGGTTATCATCAAGGAAAAGCGTATGCGGCGCACCGGCACTGAAGATTTATCGGCCCTTGCGGGCAGCCTGCACGTCCCGCGCAAGATATTCCTGTTCGAGTCGGACAAAGACTAACCATCCTTTGTAAAGGGGGAAAAGCAAGTGAAACATGATTACCGCCAGGAACTTAAGACCTGGATGGATGATACCAACATCAGCGTTTCTGCAGTCGCCAGGGGGCTGGGTATATCACCGACTGCAGTAAGCCAATACCTCAACGGCAAATATCCCGGCGATGTTGCCAAAATCGACGATGCTGTCAGATCATTCCTGGAACGGCAGCGGGAAAAAGCCAAGGCCCCGCGCCGTAAACTCAATTTTATGCCCACGAGCGTATCGAAAAAAGTCTTTGAAGTCGCGAAAATTTGTCACCTGGACGGAGAAATCGGGGTTGCCTACGGTCCTGCGGGCCTGGGCAAGACCGAGGCCGTCAAGGAATATGCCAGGCAAAACAGCGACGTCATCCTGATCGAAGCCGACCTCGGGTATACAGCCTGGGTCCTCTTCCGTGAACTGCATAAAAAAGTCGGTCTTGATGGCAACGGTTCCATTGACCGCCTGAAGACTGACGTAATTCAACGTCTCAAAGACTCCGGCCGGCTCATCATCATCGACGAAGCGGAACACCTGCCATACAAGGCTTTGGAATTGTTGCGCCGGGTATATGACAAGGCTGGTGTCGGCATATTGCTGGTGGGTATGCCGCGTCTGATTGCCAATCTTCGGGGCAAAAAAGGCGAATATGCCCAGCTCTACTCACGCGTTGGTATTGCCGCCAACCTCCAGCCGCTGCAGGAGAAGGATACAGAAACGATTGTACATAGCGTCCTCCCCGGTTCCAACGGTCTCTGGAAGGCATTCCATGAATCCAGCCACGGCAATACCCGTGTATTAACCAAGCTGCTGATGCGGTCAATCCGGGTAGCGGAAATAAACGAACTGCCGCTCAACGCCGAAATTGTCCGGGAAACTGCGAAGATGCTCATTATTTAGGGGTGATTTTATGGCTATGCGCATGATACAACCCCGGCAAATTAAAAAAATCCACGTCCTGAAAAAGCAGCTTGGCTTTGATGATGACACCTATCGCGCTGCGCTGCTGTCGCGGCATAACGTTCAGTCCTGCAAAGCTCTTACATATGTCCAGGCCGCACAGTTTATTGCCGAACTGGAAAAAGCCCTAAACTTTGCAACGGAGCTTGATCAAAAAGCTGCCCCAAAATATAAGTATGACAACCTGCGGGGACGGGATGGCATGGCTACCCCCCGTCAGTTGCGCAAGATTGAAGCGATGTGGGCTGATGTCAGCAGGGCCAAGACTGACGAAGAACGTACTTCTGCCCTTCGCCGGTTCCTGAAACGGATCGTCGGAGTCGAAGACCTCCGGTTCCTCGAAATATGGCAGGTGAAAAAAGTGATCAAGGCCCTGGAGGCCATGCGGGAAAGTCAAGAACAGAAGAAACAAAAGGAGGCTGTTAACTAATGGCATCATTAGCCGAGATTGAAACCGCCACCAAAGACTATAGCGAAAAGCGCCGGCAGCTAGCCGACCTGATTCATGATTTGGAAACTCAAATGGCCGTGTTAAAACGCAAGGCGCTCCCTGCCATAAGGCGGGCGCTGGACAGGGCCGTTGAGTCGCAGGACAACCTGCGCACGCTCGTTCAGAACAATCCTGAACTTTTTATCAAGCCGCGAACCAGGACCTGGCACGGGGTCAAAGTCGGGTACCAAAAAGGTAAAGGTACAATATCCTGGGACGATAAAGCTACTGTCGTCAAGCTCATCAAGAAACACTTGCCCGATCAGGTAGATATTTTAATAAAAACAACGGAAGACCCGATAAAGACCGCCCTCTCTCAGCTTACCGCTTCTGACCTTAAAAAAATTGGCGTAACCATAACCGAGGCCGGCGATGAAATCGTGATCAAAGCTATGGACAGTGAGATTGACAAAATCGTCAATGCCCTGCTTGAAGAAAATCTGCCGGCGGAATAAACGGTTTGAGGAGATGACTGCTCCATGAACAAGTCTGATGTTTTACGCGCTCTGCGGAACCATGTCGGCAAAGAGAACGGCATAACGGCCGAAGCCCTGGTCAGGGAAATATGCGGATTTAAACTGGAGCCATCCACTCATATGCGCCGGCTCAGGGAATGCATTACGGAGCTGCGCATGGATGGGGTTAATATCTGCGGGCACCCCTCCACCGGCTACTACCTGGCCGCTACCGCCGAGGAACTTAACGATACCTGCAAATTCCTATACAGGCGCGCAATGTCTAGCCTCCGGCAGATATCACGCATGAAAAAAGTCGCATTGCCTGACCTGCGAGGACAGTTACGGCTGCCGGTTGATTAGTTTATTGAATGATTAAAGGAGGTCATGACCTTGACTAATAGACAAAAACAAGAACGATCGACATGTAATCTAAGCGGGTGCGAACATCTGCCCCGCTGTACGGTCTTTTGGGGCAGACGGTGCAAGAACCTGGGCGGACGGAAAATACCCAGGTTTAAACCAAAAGATAACTCGTTTCTTTATGATATTCAGGTGCCTACATACAGGACTTATTTTAGGGAGGGATATTAAAATGACCCCGGAGGAGAGAAAAGAAGCGGTTTTCAGGCAAATTGAAAAAAAAATTACAATAGCTCTCATCAGTTTTAAAAAGGGTGTTGTTTCTCAAAACGATGCAATTACCGGTATCATGGACCTTATCCGCAACCACTGCGTTATCAGGGAGGGAGCTTAGTGACACTGGAGGAAAAAATCAAAGTCGCTTTGTTAAGTTATAAGGAAGGGTTGATTAGCCGCGAGGAGGCTGTGGCTATGATTACCGCCGGCCTCCAGAAACACTGTGAGAACTGCAGCCACCAGGGATATTCCGGCGATCTGAAGGCAGCCCTGGCTACTATTAAACGTGCGGTAGAGGATCAGCTAAAGGAGGATTTGCAATGGTCGTATGCAGTAAATGCAACGGGTGTGGAATGTACCGAGTAAACCTATGTCCCGGCCAGGCAGAATATGACGTTAAGAAATGCATGGCGGCTAATGCTGTTTACCCCTCAAAGCCTTCGAAGGTCAATTAAATCGATTAATATTGGGTTGATTGTTATGGAAAATATTGTTCGGCCTGAATCAATGATCTGTCTCAAATGCAAACGCCCTGCCAACAGGCTAAAAAATCTCAGATTTATGTACTTTTGCCCCAATTGCTTAATTCACGTGGATTATAAAGGCAGGGTGTACCTGGTCACGCCAGAGGGTAATCTGGTTAACGAAGAACGCCTGAGAAAGGAGGCTGAATTTAAAATGGCTTACGGCGATAAAATGAAACATGCCCGGGAGGTCCTCCCTAAAGAAAAATTTGAACAGTTTCTTGCCGAAAACAAATCTGATAGCTCTATTGCTGCAGATACAGGGCTGGATTTATGGCAGATCAAAAAACTTAAAAGTCATTATGGTTTAGTTGACGAAAGTAAAAATACACGCAAAAGGAAATTGTCTTCCAAAACCACAGGGTTTGTACCGGTTTATATCATTAAAGATGAGAACACTGGGGAATACCACGAAGAACAAACCCTGGAAAAAGCCCTGGATTACATTAAGGCACATTATACGCTGTACAATATTGGTAAAGTCAGGCTGTTCGAAGAAGTGAAGTTTACGATGGTTACTACTATAACGGCCGGAAAAGTGACGGTGTGATATGGAGGAGATCAAATATGGACGGATTCACGGCTTTTATCATTTTACTTTTTCTTTATTTTCTACTGGCCTGGATTGTTCAGAAGCATCAACCGTCTATTTGCACCTGGGATAACAGCCGGTGTGACCAAAAATGCAGAGTCATAGCTTTTATTCGGGAGCAGATCAAGGACAGACGCAAAGCCGCAGCATTGATTGCGAAATGTCCATTTAGAGAGAAGGAGGCGCAACCAGATGCCGCCCAAAACAAAGTTTTCGGATCAGGAAAAAAGCTTGTATGAATATTTCAAGTCAAAGCTTGTTGAACGTGACATTAATAAGTTTCCCCGGGATTGGCACCTGAAACAATTGTCGGTAGCCAGGAACATGCTGGCCGGTGATAACGCTCCGTCACTCGAAGATTGGCAGAATTGTATTGATTGGTGTTTTAAACATCCATATTGGAAGGATAAAGTAGATCACCTGGCGCGCGTGGAAGCGCTCTGGCCGAAATTCTGTTTACAGGGTGGCCGGAAAGCCAGAAAAGAAAACGACAAATACCGCCTACTTTACATGAGTTGAAAGGATCGGTGAGAACATGAAGCCAGTTATCATAATAAAGCAGTTTAACAGGAAGAATAAACGAAATGTTAAGCGTCAAGTAAAAATCATTGGGCTGGGCAATATTGGTTTTTGGGTCTTCGCCGGTTTTGTGACCGGTTATCTCCTAGCGGCCTTGGTAGCTGCCCCCATATGGAATAACCAATAGGAGGGATTTAGATGTATTGTGATCAATGTTTGCTTCCTATAGAGACTGGGCAGAAAGTAGTAGTAGAAGAAAATTACCTACTGGAAAGAATACTGATTCATGAAGGTGACTGCCATCAAGATTGGTTAAATGGGTATCCTAAGCAACTCTCCAATCTA